GCCCGTGAACTGGGCATGACGGTAGAAGAGCTGCTTGGTCGCATAAGCAGTAGAGAGTTATCTGAATGGATGGAGTTTTACAAACTTGAACCATTCGGGCATGAAATAGAAGTTTTTGGGGCGGCGCAGACATCCGCCACAATGGTTAACATCAGCCGGAAGAAAGGCACGAAACCAGTGAGCGCAAAAGAGTTTTACCCAAAATTAGAAGGCGGTGAATCTGAATTGCAAGGCGCAATGAGTTTCGTGTCTTCTATCATGACAATGGCAGGTGATTGAAATGGCAACATTAGGCGCATTAACAGCGATATTACAACTAAAAAACAATCAATTTCTGAAGGGCATATCAGAATCTGTTAGTGCCATTGACGGTTTGAGCAAAAAAGCAAGTGCTGCTGGGAAAATCTCCGGTGCAATCGGTACAGTGGGTGCAGTGGGGTTAGGCACGTTTGCAGGTGCGGCTACGGTTGCGGTTGGCAGTATCGCAGCGGTAACAAAAGGCTTAACCGATATGGCAATGGAAGCGCAAGCAATGCCAGCGGTTGAAAGTGCGTTTGACGGACTTGCCGCGTCATTCGGAACAAGCGGGCAAACAATGCTGAAATCACTTCAAGAAGGTTCTAATGGGATGATTTCAAACATGGATTTGATGAAGTCGTTTAACTTGGGAGCGCAATTGGTAGGGCGTGACTTTGCCGAAACACTGCCGGACGCTTTTGGTTATTTGGGTAAAGTATCCGCCTCGACTGGTGAGAGCATGGGTTACATGTTAGACAGTCTTGTAAAGGGTGTCGGGCGCTTATCTCCCATGATTCTGGATAATCTCGGAATTCAGGTAAGTCTTACAGAGGCGTATGACGAATGGGCACTAACAAATGGCAGAACCGTAGAATCAATGACGAAGTCAGAACAGCAAGCAGCGGTTATGGCAAAGACAATGGCATTGCTTGCTGAAAACACTGCTGCAATGCCGGACATTGCCGACCTTGCCAGTACGAAGATCGCGGGATTTAAAACCACAATTACGAATCTGAAAAACGAGCTTGGAGTGGCATTTCTGCCAGTACTTACTGATTTCTTGGGTACGCTTGGGGGACTTGCGCAAGCTGCTTTACCTTCACTGATTCCGATGGTAAAGCTGCTTGGAGGCGGTTTGACGAAACTATCAGACGTATTAACGCCAGTGCTAAAAGATTTCTCTGGATTTGTATCGGGCATTGGAAATGTGGCAAAGGCTTTTCAAGAGGGCGATATAACAGGCGCAAGTTTGTTGGCGTCAATTGCAATTGGTCAGCTTGGAAAGAATCTGGGTAAGAGCGCAAAGACGTTTATCGAAACGGGCACGAGTATGGTGATGGGATTAGTGGAAGGTATTGCTGGAGCGATTCCCATGCTCATGCAGGTTGCAACCGGATTGGTTGATACGCTTTTAAGTTCGTTTGCGGATAACATCACTGAAATGATGTCGATAGGGTTTGAGATTGTATCTAACCTTATAAATGGTATTGCCGCAGCTATGCCGATGATATTAGAGCATGCAGCTAATATTCTGGTAGGCTTTATTCAGGGCATAATTGAAGGTTTGCCCATGCTTATCGAAGCAGGAATAAACATGATTTCAGGGATTGTTGAAGGGCTTTTAGCTGCATTGCCAATACTGATTCAAGCGGCACCGGCTTTGATTCTTGGATTGGTAGAAGGGTTACTGCAAGGAATCAACGCCATGCTTGAAGCAGGCAGTGATATTGTCGCCATGTTATCGGAAGGGCTTACGATTGCAATTCCGCTTTTAGCAGAGGCGGCGGTTGCCATAGTGCTTGGATTGGTAAATATGATTGTGAATAATCTACCGATGATAATTGAATCGGCGGTACAACTTGTCCTCGCACTGGTTGATGGAATACTCGCGAATCTGCCATTATTATTAGATGCAGCTTGGCAGATTGTATCTGGCATTGCAATTGGCTTGTATGAATCAAGAGGCGAAATTCTAACAGCCGGAAAGAGTATAGCAACCTCACTATTTGATGGGATTGTCAGCTTGCTTGCTAAGCTGGTTGGCGCAGGCGGTCAATTGGTAACAGCGGTTGTCTCTGGAATATCGAACGGGATTTCACCCGTAATCGCTGCTGCAAGCAATGTTATAACGAACGTTATAACTACCATTAAGGGATATTTGAGCAATCTTACAGCTGCTGGCAATGAAATAATCACAGCCTTTAAGGGCGGTTTTGCTAATGGAATGGTAGCAGTCTTTCAGCTTGCCACAAGTATTGGGTTAGGAATTATCAACACAATTAAAGGGTTTGTAGGTGATCTGATTGGTGTTGGTGGCGACTTGATCGCAGGGCTTGCGCAAGGCATTACAGGCAGGCTGCAGAGTTTGCTAACAACTGTTAGCGACTTAGTCGGTAACATTGTTGACAAAGTTAAAGAATTATTTGGAGTTGGCTCACCTTCCAAAGTGTTCATGAAGATTGGTGAAGACTTGAACAGGGGGCTTGCTCTTGGTATCAAGCAAAGTACGCATTTACCAGAACGGGAGATTGCCTACGACTTCAATACACTGGAAGCGGAAATACCGACTTACACTCAAAACAACTATACGCTGAACATGCCGACAACGGCAGATTCAAGCAACGTACAAATGGCATTTAGAATGATGGAGGCACTTGGCTAATGGCATTGACCAACATGGAGTTTTACATAATCGTACCGCAAGCAGGCGAGAATCTGGTTAAAAATCCGCGGGCAGTGCGGTCGCTCACAGGATACACTTCACGCGGCGGCGCAGGTATAACTATTGACGACACTCATGTTCGACGTGGTTCGCAGTGTATCCGTGTAGGCGGACAAACAGGCGAGAGCGGTGTATTCTACAGTCCCTTTACACTGGAATCGGGTAAAACCTACACTTTCTCAGTAGACGTGTTTGCGCCAGCAGGGCTTGGTATGGCACTCGAAATCGGGAATGTTGCCGGTACAGTAACTGACGTACGCAAAGAGTTCACAGCAACCGGAAACTGGCAACGAGTAGAGGTTAGCTATCAAAAACCGGTAGGCAGTTCTTCTACGAATCGGCGAATATCTGTCTTGAAGAAAGCAAGCCCCTCAGCAGAGGTGTTTTGGGTTGACGGATTCCAGTTTGAAGAGGGCGATAAGGCAACTACTTTCATAATGGGCTATGAAAAAGGGCTCGGTTACATTGATAATAATCGCGAGTACTGGTGGGACGGTCTCCCGTACGCAAGCAGCTCAAAACGCTCCGAGTACACGCGGCATGGTGGGCGATTGGTACGGGTAAAGGATTATGCTCGCATTATCTCGACACTGGGACTGGGGCAAGCACCCTATAATCAAGTGACCACTCCGATTGTGACTGGCGGCGAGATATATCAGCGGCACTTCAGACAATCGCGCGACTGGGGCTTGGTGCTCGTATATAACGGGAATACCATCGACGAGATGATGAAGAATCGGGCTGCGTTGCTCGACGCAATTCGACCGGATAAAACTCCCTACGACCAGCCACTGGTTGTCAGAGCACAGGGCTTTGATGATGATGGCAATGAAGTAAGCGACCCGATTGATATTGTTTCAATTCCGATAACCAGTCATACCGATTTGCCGCAAACATCCGTTTATCAAAAAGACTTGCTGATGTTTAGGGCGCTTGATGGGCATTTACAAGGAGCGTTCAAGAATGGCAGCACGCTTGACTACAAAGTGGAATATCAGGGCGATTATTTGCTTAGACAAGACCCAAGCGGTAGATGGGTAGACCTGAACGATAACAACTGGATGGCTGGGGTTGTGGGCGGTATGGTGCTAACCATAAAAGAAGCCCCGAATGGCGATATTTATATCGGCGGACACTTTACAAGCGTCAATAACGGCGAAACAACCGTTCAAAATTCCGGAGGAATTGCCAGATTTAGCAAAGCAAACCAGATGTGGGAAGCAGTAGGAAACGCTAATCTTATACACCACGTATTTTGCATGGAGTTTGATGCTAATGGCAATCTGTATGTTGGCGGTAATTTCCAAAATCTTGCCGGAATAGCAAACGCCGATTATTTTGCAAAGTACAATCCGACAACTAACACTTGGAGCGCATTAGGAAGTGGAATAGATGGAGCGGTTTATTCTATTGCAATATCACCTGATGGCGTTATTTATATCGGTGGCAGCTTTACTTCAGCAAGCGGCAATTCTAATTGTAAGGGCGTTGCCCGTTGGGGTGGCAGCGCATGGCAACCGTTAGCAAGCGGATTAAATGATATTGTACTCGCCCTCAAATTCCGCCCGAACGGACACTTGCTTATCGGCGGTGATTTTACAGCCGCAGGTGGTTTAGGCGGTGCAAATTATATCTGTTATTGGTATAACGGAGCGTTTCACGCCTTCGGACAATTCGGGGTTATGCCGCCTAACAATGCCGTTTATGCCATTGATGTAACACCAGACGGAACGATTGTTATCGGTGGCGCGTTTACAAATGCAGGTGGCGACCCGAACGCTGATTATATTGCTAAATGGAACGGAGCTAACTGGCAAAGCATAGGCGGTGCTGGGGCTGATGACGTGGTGCGCAGGGTTTTTTGTACAAGCGATGGCGCAATTTATATTGCGGGAGAGTTTACTAAGATTGGCGATGTTATCCTTGCGGATCAGGTGGCAATGTTCAAAAATGGAGCGTGGCAATCGCTCGAAATTGATTTGCCCGGAAGCGCTTCCATTACTTCAATTTTAGAGGCAACCGATAAATCGCTTTATCTCGGCGGCGCTTTTGCTGGGATGGCAAGCGCTCCTAATCCGGGCGAAATCGAGTACAAGATTACCGCGTCAAGTGGCAGTGCAAACGCTTATCCGGAGTTTACGGTTATTGGACCGGGAAAACTCGATTCGATAACCAACCATACCACTGGCAGGCGCATTCAATTCAACGGGCTTACGCTGCTCAAGGGCGAGGAGATTTGGATCAACCTTGACCCGACAAACCTTATTATGCGGTCAAGCTGGAAGGACAGAGGGAGCGTGTGGCGGTACATGAATGCTGGATCAGATGTCGGCGATTGGTATATCAAGCCGGGCAAAAACTCAATCGGCGTGTTCATTCCGGAAGGCTATGATATAGCCACGACAAGAGCATTTGTGCAATGGATTCCGAAGTTTTGGAGTCTGGATGGGGCGGTATACGAATGAGATACCAAATAGATCGATATACACCGGACAGCGTAAGGCTAAGCACGATTGAAGCGGTGCATAAACTGCAATACACGAAAACACGAAATGCTATCGGGGCATTACAGTTCGAAATGCCTATGCGGCTCTACAATCCTTCCGACTGGCAAGTGGGGCAAGTTCTTGAATTATGGCGTGAAAAGAATGGCACGCTTGCCCTGCAGAACGAAAGTTTTTACATTTTGCAGGATTGGGACTTGTACAACGAATCTGGGCAACACATGGTGCGGTTGTATGCGCTTGATGGGAATGTATTGCTGAGCCAACGGATTGTGGCTTCGGAAGCAGGTAGTGCAAGGGCGGAGTTCGAAGGCAAAGCTGATGATATTATGAAGAAGATTGTGCGCAACGAAATGGGCGCAAATGCCGATACGACAAGGCAGATTCCGGGCTTGACCGTGCAATCTGATGTGGGGCAATCTATTCAGACTACGAAAGGCTGCGCATGGCAAAGCGTCTTGAAAACATGTCAGGAATTAGCCAACAGCGCAACCGAAAAAGGAACGCACACCAGTTTCGATGTTGTACGAACCGGTGTTAACCAATTTAAGTTTAGGACTTATGTTGGGCAAAGGGGTGTTGACCATACCAGAACTTCTGGTGATGTTAGGCTTGTTGGTGAAAACTATGGCAACCTTGAAAATGCCATATTGAGCACAATTCACAGTGAAGAAGTCAATTATGTTTACGCAGGCGGACAGGGGGAAGGTGAAGCACGGGTTATCAAGGAAGTATCAGACCCTGCCAGAATAAGCAATGGCTTTCCCTTCAACCGGAAGGAATATTTTAGAGACTCGCGCCATCAAGAAGAAGAACAAGGTGTGGAAGATGACGCATATGCCGCATTGAACGAAGGCAAACCAAAGACCATAGTAACGGGTAAAATTATCGATACACCCGGCATGCAATACGGTATCGATTACGGCTTCGGTGACCGTCTGTCGGTAGAAGCCTTTGGGCAATCTATTGACTGCCACGTAGAACAAGTTGCGATGACCTATGACAGTGATAATGGTGAGCAATTTAGCATCAGGTTGCAAGGAGAGCGGCAATGAACGAATTGACGGCTATTGTCAACAAGATAAATCAGCTCGAAACAGAGATTGAACGCCTAAAACGCATTGAAACGCCTCATGGCACAAGCTTAAAATCTGTCGCAATCAAAGATGACGGCGCAATTGACTTCACTCCCCAGAATACTATCGGCTTTCTGTTCTTCAAACATGCCAGTCATTATGCGATTATCTCGTTTGACGCTTCGCCTATGCCGTTGTGCATTAAAGTATCCGCAAGTGCGCTTATTGATGTGGCAACTGTTGCATTGAGAGGCACAACTGGAACTGATGGTAGAATAACTATATCCGCTTATAACGGCAAGTTGTACATTGAAAATCGCACTGGAGCAACTATTACAGGAAGGTATTTGACATTATGAGCAATAATAATCAACCGTATGGCGTAGACGTAAGCTCCTATCAGGGGCAAATTGACTTCAATAAACTTTTGCCAAAAATCAAGTTTCTCGCTGCGAGGGCAACGATTAGCTGGGGCTATCAGGATAAATGGTTTGAGCGAAATCGTATACTGAGCGGCGACTTGCCTTTCTTTGCATACCATGTTTTATATCCGGGCGAAAATGCAGACGCTCAGATGGATAATCTGTTGAGAGCTGCGCCTTTTGACGGCAAGATTCGCTATTGTATTGATAGTGAGCTCGCTCATGGCAACACGAAACTGGTAATCACGAACGCAATCAGGAACGTGTCGGAGAGGCTCAAAGCAGAAACTGGGCACTATCCGATTCAATATTCACGGGCGAGTTGGCTCGACCAGTATGTGAACATTTATGACCTGCCAGATATGGACTGGTGGTTAGCGCACTATCTGAACAATGTTCCGGGCAATCCTTATACACCCGAACACCCCGGACCGCCTGCGCTTCCAAAGGGAGTTAGTACTTGGCTCATCCACCAAACTGGCTCGCATGGCAACGGCTTGGAACACGGTGTTCCCGCAAGCGCAAACCAATTCATCGATCAGAACCGCTGGAACGGTACAGAGGCTGATTTGTTGGCGTATTTTGGGCTGGGAGAGGAAGTGCCAGAACCAGTAGAACCGCCAGTAGAAGTCCCACTGTTCAGAGCGAGAGTAACCGCAACCGCAAATTTGAGAGTGAGAAGCGGTCCGGGAACTGGCTATCCCGTCAGTGCTCCCTCACTGCCTTACAGAACAGTTGTAGAAGTATACGAAATAAGTAATGGCTGGTACAGGCATAACAAAGGCGGGTGGAGCGATAGTACTTGGCTTGAAAGAGTAGACGAAACGCCTGCGCCGCCAGTGATTGTTAACACGCCTTACTATGGCGCACTTTATTGGCAAAGAGATCCACGCTGGGTTAATAAACCGCTGGGCACTTCAGGCACGATTGGTGCGTATGGCTGCACGATGTGCTGCGAAACTAACGCTCTGAACCAGCTGGGCATTGTTACTAACCCGATGATTAACAATAAATGGCGCACTGAAAATGGCGGCTATCATAACGGCAATTTGATGGTGTGGGAGAAGGTGAGTCTTCAGCACCCAGAGATCGAGTGGGAAGGGCGCACTTGGAATCCTACCGATGCTATGATGTTAGCAAAAATCGCAAGCGGCTCGGTGCTTGTAATACTGGTAGACCACAACGAAAACACGCCGGAGTTGAATGAGCACTGGGTAGTATCTGTGCCCCGCAATGACGGGCAACTTTGGATTTATGACCCGTGGGACGGGCAGCTTGTGAGATTTCGTGACCGCTACAAAAAACCAGTTCAGCAGTTCACGAGTTATCGGAGGCAAGCATAATGGCGAATTGGGCAAAGTTACAAGAGCAACTGACAGGCTTGCCGGTTGTAAAGCGCGCGAAGCATAGTATCCACTTCGACAAGGGCAATGGCGAGATTGTCGCCAACTTCTCAAGCAAGCCCTGTCATTATCAGGACACCGATGGATTATGGAAGCCGATTGACACGAAGTTGCTGTTACTACCGGACGGCTTCTATGGCAGCCCACACTCGGACGTGAAAATCCACAAAGACGGGCGCGTCAAGGCTGGTGGTTATCAGCAGAAGTCAGCACTTGTTGCTGCCAAAGAAGGCGTGGTTGATGGTGACAAGATTGTACGGGAGTTCAAGTTTGGCACTCAGT